AAGGTTTGACTAAATCTCACTTAGTCCAGCGACGGAGAGCATCGACGTACTTAGTCATCGATTCCGTCATATCTGTGTCCACAACAGGCTCTGCATCTTCAGCTACCGTTTCGGTACCTGCTGCAGGCTTGCTTGGGAAATAAGATTCCTTCAGCTGGTTAACCTTGCTGCGGAATGACTCTTCATCTTCAAACTCAACACCTTCTGCGAGACTCTCTAGCTTCTCCTTTTCAGTAGATGCTAGACCTTCGGAGATCTCTTTCACAATCCCATTCTTGACAAAGCTGCCAACTTGTTTGGTGAGTTCAACGTTGTTTGATACTTGCTCGTTGAGTTTTGCTTCCATTGAATCAAGCTCAGATGCCATCTCGTTGATGATATCTGCTTTTTCTTCGGGAACTTCTATGTAGTTCTCGACGAATACTTTTTTAAGTCCTGATACAACTGACTCAGCAATCTCGGACTTCAGTCCTGCTTCAATTGCTAGGTTGTTCTTATCCATCCACTGCTGTACTGAATAGGTTAGATACTCATCTACCTGTTCGGCAAGCTCGGACTTGACTTTTTCTACTTCCTCATTGAGAGTTTTAGAGTACTCTTCGTGTACCTTGTCTAACTCTTCATTGAGACGCGAAACAACTGCTGCTTCGAAAATTGTTGCTGCCTTTGCTTTGAACTCTTCGCTAAGGTCTTCACCATTGGTGAGTGCCTCAACATCAGCAGTAACATCAACCTCTATAAGGTTTTCACCCTCAAGCTCAACACCTGCCTGAACATCACCCTTCGTGCTGAATTCTGCTTTTTGACCAGAAGCCGCACTTGGCTTTGTTTTAGGTGGTGAAGCCTGTGTCTGTGAAGGAGCCTTCAATTTATTAGACTCATCATCGGGTTTAGAGTTCTGTGGAGTTGGTCCTCCCAAAACTTCTACAGATCCTAAGGTTGAACCATCAGCAACGGCACCGTCGAATTTTGCTTCGGTGACTTCCTGTTCTTCGGTAACCTTTACTTCAGTATTCTCTTCGGACATTGTTGTGTCTCCTTCGTACATAGCTGTTTTGCTAAAAATATTTATACATTACAAAGATCCAAGGAAATGGGAGAACGCGGAAAGCTTTCTCTCTTCCAGGGCTTTGCGTGATGGTGCATTGTCAAGATGACGTTTAGCACGCTCTAATTCTGATTCTAATATGGCACCATTTTGCCATACCCATTCCTTCCCTTCCATAATGCCATTAACAAAGGCATCTGGTGCGCTAGGATCAGCAACGATATCTGCTGCTGTAGCAAGGATGAAATCATCAGCGACCATTTTGCATCCATCTTGTTCCTTCAGTGATCCAATACCACGAGAAGAAACGCCAAGCTTAACTCCTTCACCAAGTAAGTTCTTAGCAATGTTACCCATAGGGGTATCCAGAATCCTTGCCTTACCCTTGAAATTCGTGTCTTCTCTCACTAGTGAAGTAATTAAGTGAGACACACGATCCAAGTTTACTGTTGGACCATCAGGGTGACCAAGTTCGCCGAGTGCTCTACCACTTTTAACGAATGATTCATTGTACTTGTTTACTTCACGCTCCAAAGTATTGATAGGATAGTACCTACCATTCCTATTTTTTAGGTTACCCTGAAGGAAAGTACCTTCGATATACAAATTCTTCTTGCCATCCTTGGTGGATTCTTCAAGAATTTGAACGTCTTCAATCTGTTCCGTTATCAGTTTCATCTGTAGATTGCTCCTCTTCTGGTTCGGGCGGTGTATCTAAAAATGATTTAGCCATCTCTTTCTTCTTTGCATCAATTGCATCGGCAGAAAAGGCCATCATTGCTTTGTCAACTTCTGTACTGAGATCTTTAGATCCAGAAAACAGTTTGTTAACGACATCCATAGCGACATCACTTGGCATAATTAATCCTCAATCAGTACTATTTAGAATTCCCCGCGTTTATAGTCCCCTGGGGCAATTGCTTGCACTCCAGTTGGACCCATATCTTCTGGCATTTCTTCCATTCCTTGACCCATAGGATCTTCCATTGGCATACCAGTTGCGGGATCGATTGATGCAGGGTCTGGTAACTTACCTTCATCTATTTCCTTCTTCATCTGTTTGTCAATTGATTTAATCTCAGCATCAGTCTGCTTAAGAATTTGACGACGAAGATAGTCTAAACTAAAGTACCTACCTGCATATGGATCCATTGCAGTCAATAGATTTAGACGCTCAGTGAGAATTTCTTTCTCCTTAAGTTCACTAAAGTAATTGTCAGCAATGAAATCATATTGAATATGCTCTGACATATCATCCCACTCTTCGAGGGAGATAATACCTTTGAGCACTAATTGTGTTTTAAGTAAATCGTGGAATAACTCAGAGAATTTCTTACGAAGTCTGGTAACAAACTTCTGAAACTTAACTTCATCTCTGGTAATTTCAGCAGCACGACCTAAGTTAAATGTTGATTCTGATTCGAGACGAGACTCAGGTACATTAAGCGCACGATAAAGTTTCTTCTGGAAATACTTTACGTCCTCTAACTCACCTAGGTTCTGTCCACCTGGTAACGTAGTGATCTCTGTACCACGTCCACCTTCTCTTCTTGGGAGCCAGAAGTCTTCTAGCATCGACATAAATTTCCTGTCGTCCCTAATTTCACCAGTGTCTGCATTGTACACTAGCTTATTCCTATAGCGTGACATTACCTCACGGAGGTACTGTTCTGCTTTTTGCTTAGGAAGATTTCCTACATCAATGTAGAATATTCTACGCTCTGGTGCACGTGATAAACGATAGATAACCAGCGAGTCTTCAATCATCCTCAGCTGGTTAAGTGCTTTAATCGCCTTGTGCAAGTGCGACATTATAACATTCTTATTTAAATCCTTCAGACCAGAGTGGGTCATAGCAATGGCATCAGGTGCAATCTTTACACCAGAGTTCTCCATCCCTCTGATACCCTTAGGATTGTAAATATAATACTCAGCAGTACGTGGAGCTACTTGCGCTTCCATTGTACGAGGATCAATAAACTGTTTCTCCTTCTGCTGTTCGTACTCAATTACTTTACGAATCTTACGTGGGTCAATGTACCGTAGTTCTGTGATACCACGTCTGGGATTCTTATAGTCAACAAGCTTATGGTAGTAAACCTTACCATCGATATACCACCGACGGAAAATATCATAAGCCTTTTTATCGAAATCTAATAAGTGAAGAACGTTCATAAACTCTTCACGTATTTTATTTTTAATCTTCTGGCTAACTTCTAAGTTAGATAACTCAACATCCACAGGAGTATCATCGATATCTCCAGCAATGGCTTCATTAACAACGTCATCCACTGCTCTGTCACATTCAGGATGAATTGACATTTCACGGTAACGTCGGATGAGATCCATCTCATCTTTGTAGGAACCATCCAAATCTATGGAGGTACCAAAAAAGCCACCACCTGCAATAGGTGTGGCTGCATCTTCAGATTCTTTACGCACGAAAGAAGGACCCTTAGAGGAGTCCTTCTTGGCACGTTCAAGAGAATAACCAAATAGTTGAGTCATTTATCTCAGCTGATAACTTGTCCTTACAGATCTATTTATCAGTTTGAGGAAGACCCACTATTATTCCCTGTATTAACGTCTGTATCGTATGTCCAGTATTGTACCTGGAATTCAACTGAATACTCCTCAGGAGTATCATTGTTACCCCAGTCTAGTTCAATGGCACCAACGTTTGATGGCCATATTCCTTCGAACTTATAGGTACGAATGATGTTACCCTTACGATCCATCTGACGTACCTTAGCATTTGCTTGGTACTCAGACATTGTATTGGCGTTCTGGAAGTTTTGCTGTAATGCTTGGATGTTTGATGACCAAGCTTCAAAGAATGCACGGAACTTGAATGACTGGTCATTAAGTACCTGTACTGTCCAAGGTTCGAATGTACGATCTCCAGCAACTTTTAGTATTCTTCCACGGTAAGGAACATCAACAACTCCAACAACTGATGCTGGAATGTTTGCTGCCTTAACAAGGAAGGTACCGAAAGCAGTAGAAGTGGTACTGTTAAGTTGGGTACCACCAGCAGCAGTTTCGGATGCATTTGCTGCACTACCTGCTACTCCACCGATAGCAGGAGATATATTCTCCGCTAAGATTGGTGGTGCATATACTTCGACCTGAAACAGATTCGGGCGTGCGAAGTCTTTTACCTGATCACGGAAGGTGAAAATCGGAGCTCTTACTGAACTCTGTTCCACCTGTCCTGGTTGTGCTTCTGCCATTTAATTTCTCCTTAAATTGGTTCTCTTGAATCAGTTAGTTACTTCAGCGAAAGAAGTTCCACTTCTTGTCGCAGTGAAGGTTAGTGTGATGAAGTTGATCGACCTTGTTGGCTTCACAAAGATTTCTGCGAAGAATTCACCACGGTCTATGCTTTCAGCAGGGTTATTACTGCTGTCGCAAACGCATAGGAAGTCAACGATACCTCTGCGTGACTGAATGGAACGCAAGAATGGTTCCACAATATTCTTGAATGAAGCACGAGTAAACTCGTCGTTCAATTCGAATAATTGTGTCTTAGCAGCAGCGGAAATTGCATCTTCCAATACAAGGAACAGACGACGAACGTTGATTCTATCGAATGCACTGTTGTAAGAAAGTGCGGTCTTATCTCCGAAGAGTACGATACCTTGACCAGGGAATGCAACTACTGGGTTAACTCGTGCAGCATAGAGTCTATCTCTATGATCCTTCAGAGGTGAGTAAGCAAGTTTAATTGCATTACGTAATTGTCCTCTGTTAAATCCAGCAGGTGAGAACCAAGCCTCAGCATTTAATGTTGCACTGAGGGTTAGACCAGCAACGTCAGCGTTAGTAGCAATGTAACGGTACTTGTCATTGTACTTATCATAGATGTACTTGTAGTTGTTATCAAATACAGCATATGATGTGCTGCTCAATCCATTAAAGAATGAGATCGAACGGTTAACAATAACGTTAGTATCGGTTTGGCCGATAACGTCTGTACGAGGTGGTGAAATGAATGCAAGACAATCCTTACGGGTTGCTGCGATATCAATTATCTTTTGTGCTTTAGCAGTTGTATCTGCAGCATCTGCCATTGAAGGACCCATTAGGATGTAGTCCACATCAATAGTTTCTTTGTCTGCAACTAGATCAAAAGCACCTAGAATCTCAGAACGTGTTAACGTGTAACCATCAACACCGCCCTGTAGGACGTAACGTAATGTTGCGTTGTTGGTGGTACCAGGAATTTCTCTGGAAGTAGCACTCTCATTAGTTTTAATGGCAGAGCTAAATTTGAGAAGGTCGAATGCACGTGAGATACCACTGAGACCAATCGAACCATTAGCACCTGCATCTACATCGAAGATTGCGCCTGTTTCGTGTGAACCCCAGTAAATATATGTTGAATTGTTTTTAACTAGATCCTTGTAGTATACTGTTTCACCCTGTACACCTTTAGCATCAGATGCTTTGGATGCAAAGAGGAACTTCTCAAGGACTGATCCAGGAGTACCAGTTAGTTTACCATCTCCGTCTAAGACAAGGATGTGTATCTGGTCATTACGTCCAGCACGATCTTGAACCCAAGGTGAGGTACCAGGACGAGGAGCTACGTTAATCCACTTCTGTCCACCACCGAAGAATCTTTCTTCGTAATCAGAACGTACTGCAATAACTTGTACGTTTGGTGTACCAGGAGTAGCGTTGTCATCTTCTAGTGTGTAGTTAGCCTCGAATAATTCCTTATTGAGGTCACGAACAACACGTAGTTGACGCTCTATACTTTCAACTACACCCTTATCACCAGTTCTGGCTCCACCAGAAGCAGCAGTCCAGAGTGCGACTGCATCGCCAGGCTCTAGAACGTCAGATGATAATGTATAGTCAATACTTAATTCTAACTTACGGGTAACAGGATCGTATGCTACTACCTGACCTTGTACGTCAATCGCAGAAGGTGAGTTAGCATTTGTTTCTGCTCTCCAATACTCATTAAGATTGAAGTCTCCGCTGATTGCAGTTGCATCTAGTGTAACTACAGTCGTATAAGAATAAACTTTAGCAGTTGAGTTGCCTAAGGCATAATCTACTGAATCAGTTGTTTGGAATTCCCACTCAGCAGTGGTTGGTTGATTCAATGACAGAATCTGATCTGGACCAGCGTCTGTGACTACAACACGTAATGAATTACCATACAAACCAGGATGTCTTCCACCCCACTTCCAGTTGTTAGAAGCACCTTCAACTGTTGATTCGTATTGCTCTATGTTACGGATAAGAGGAGCAGTAACACCAGTTGATGTTTGCTCATTGATTTCTGTCTTACCAGATGTAACAGTCAAGCGGTTGATAGCAACACCATCGGAGTGTGAGGAAGCAGTTGTATTCAGTTCCCCTCTAGTCACTGTCAATGTATCACCAGCAATTGCAGAGACTCTGATAATTTCAGATTCAATTTTCAGGTAATCGTTAATCTGTACAGCCAATGAGGTTGCAGATTGTACGGTAACAGAAGTTCCACCTGCGGATAAGGTTCCACTCTGATTCAAATCAGTAGTAGTTCCAGCATCTTCAATCAATGTGATAGAAGAACCAGCAGCGTGTGTAGTACCTGCAGTGTTTAGCTGTGCTCTTAAGACGGACAAGTCGTTACCGTTAACGGCGGTGACTGTCATAATTTCAGCGTCGATTAAGAGATAATCGTTTGACGCAATATCCGTGGCACTCTTAACAGTCAGAGTAGTATCTGAACCTGAGAAAAGAGTGTTAGTATATTGTGCTGTGTCAATAGCGTTCTTTAACGCTGTAGAATCTGATCTAATAACTTTTAATGTTCCACCATATAGTAGGAACTGAGCTGCGTTATACCAGTACTCGTAATTGTAATCGTTTGGACGACCAAAGACTGCCAATAACTCCTTCTCAGAAGTAATATCAACTATCTTATTTACGGGACCTTTTTCAAAAGAACCTACTACCGCTGCAACATTATCTAGTGTGGCGTTAGCCACTGTAGTCAGATCTCTTTCAAGTACAACGACCCCTGGTGATAATTGGGTAGATGCCATTGCTTATTCTCCTGAAAATTGCTTTCAACTTAGACTGAAATTATTTATTGTTTACAACTATTCAGACGGGGAAACAAAACGTGAACATCACCAGTCAGGGTATATTTCCTCAAGTATCTTCTTAGGTTTTTTTCTATTCTTAGTAATTCTTTTAATAGTACACAGCTTACATTCATATGCGTAAGCTGACGGAAATGGACCTCTGCCCTTACGTGTCAGATAGAAGTCATCTAGTAAACTCTTCTCTTCACCACAGACTCTACAAGTACGGTTGACCAATAATAAATGTTCCAACTCGTACTGAGAATCTAATTCCATTACAATACCTGTATTACACCATCAACATCTGGTATCTCATCTTTTAATTTACGTTCTATACCCATCTTCAATGTCTGAGAACTCATTGCACAAGTAGAACAGGCTCCTCCTAATCTTACTTTAACAAATGCTCCTTCTGACATATAGTCTGTCTCAACGTATTCTAACCACCCACCATCTGCTTCGATATATGGTAACAGTTCTTCTAGAACCTTGATTACATTTTCGTCGTTTAATTCCATTAGCGGTACTCCCACATAAATGCTCGGTCTCCATACTCATCTGCGTGCCACCTATCTCCGTCATCATCAACGAATGACGTGTCTTCGATTCCATCATCGACAAAACCAAAGGGTGCCATATCTGCTTCTATTGCTTCTCTTTGTTCTTCATACATCCTTGCTCTCACGTCATTGTCGTGAAGTTCTTTGAAGTAATCTGATACAGCTAGCCACGCAAACATAACTAAACACATTGCTAAGTCATCATTACATCCTTCTTCTGCTTGCCAAGACTGTCCCTTCTGTATAAAAGTTGTTAATTCTGAAATGATATCATAGTCATTTATTAATATCTTATCATCTTCAACCAGCTGTTTTAGGTTAGAACAACCTAGTTTCTTAACAGCCGAACTCATCTTGACACCTAATTGTACCTTACCACCTGAGAACCCTTGACCAACTACCTGTCCAGCACGTCCTCTCATAGCACACATTAGTAAATTATCATATTCTAAATCGTACTGAATGATGTCTGCTACCTGAGCACCAACATCATTTACCTCAACCATAATATATGCGTGGTTATATCCCTTAGCAGTATCCACAATTATATCTGGGAACAGCATAGGTTTAACTTCATTATTCTTATACTTCGCTACAAGTTTATATGGTACCGTAGTTGTATCAAATACACAGAAGGCTGAATAGTCTCCATCTATACCACGTGCTACATCAACCGTGATTGTGTAATTATGTTCTGGTTCAGGTGCTACATACACATCCAATCCACCCTTAGAAGTAAGCGGATCTTCATATGTCATAACTCTTAGCTTAGTTGCAGACACCAACGTATCTACAGATCCTAAGAATTCACATTCAAACTCAACTCTGAACTGTTGTTCAGACGTGTTCTTAATAGTTTGTTCTTTCCATTTGGCATCTCTGCCTGGTACCTGACTCCAATGTACCTCTGTATTAATATACTCATTCTTCTTACGCTCTGCATCGTGCCAGAGTTTGTAATACATATTCATCCCGTGAGGGGTGGATATGATAATAACTTTAGTTGATTTACCAGAAGATATAGTAGGGTAGACAGAACTAAAAAACTGTTCAGCAATATTATTCGGAACAAACGCGAATTCGTCCAGAAATATAATGTTAAAGGACATACCCCTAACAGCACTAGCACTAGTACTTGCAGCCAAGAGACGACTTCCGTTCTCCAATTCCACTGACCCTTTGTTCCAGCCAATAATACCTTGCTGCATCCATTTAGGAAGATTCTCATAAGAAAGTTGTAAGCGTCCCAACATTTCTCTTGCAGTGGCTGCTTTGTTTGCGAGGATTGCGACGTTGACGTTTCCGTTGAAGATGACATACCAAAGTAAATATGATGTAACAACAGTGGACTTACCCGACTGTCGTGGAAGCTTGGCAATATTGAATCGGTTATTGTGAAACCGATTCACCATCTCTTCTTGGAAGTCATACAGATCAAACGGTATGACACCCTCGTCTAGAGAAACAATCTTAATATACTTCTTAATAAAGTAGACAGGATCCTTACTACATTTGATAAACTCTTGTACCTGTTTAGGTGTAAAGTTTGTAGCAACGTTTGCCTTTTTTAGATTAGGATTGCCAAGATATATCTGATTCTCAGCCATTAGTTATTAGAATGGTCCTGCAATTTGATCAGTTGTAGTTCCGTGTCCCAACTCAGGAAGTGGGTCACCTACACTAGGTTCTATCAGATCATCGATGTCTGGTGGAGGATCTAGTGTACCTAGTTCGTATCTAATATCTCTTAACTCCTGGAAATTCTTTTGCTTGGTACCACCATCATACTCCCAAGCATATCCTTCTTCAATCATCTGTTCGTTCAAAGACTTATCATCATCCCCAACATATAACCACCCCAAAAGGCGACCATACTTACCGACACCACCCTTAAGCTCAGTTCTAATTGTGAGTTCATTGTCAGAATTCTCTACAGTATCAACTAGGGTACCCTTAAGCCAATTAGTAGCATCAATCCCTAGGGCTTTCTCCTCTAGGTCTCTTGTCCTCTTCTCTGGGGTGTCTACTCCCGCAATCCTTACCCGTTCTTTCTTGTATAAATCGAATCCAAGATCTATGGTGACATCTATCGTGTCTCCGTCCAGTACCTTGTCTATCTTTGTCACTCGGAAGTTGTAGCAGCTCTTCCTGCTCGGTGGGGTCAGTGCTCCCATAATCTAGCTCCAAATTATCTATCGCACTATTTATACTCTGTTCTACTGGGGTCCTATTCTGCTCCGACTGGTAGTCCTTGATCTTCTGCTGCCATTCGTTCCCCAGTTGAGTGGGGCTCGTCGCTAATAACGGGATTAGGATACCAATCATCATACTTGAAAATAATGTAAATGCAAATGGACACACCGATTAGGAGAATCCCAATCATAATGTTAATTGACCACAGTATCATAGCACAGAAGAGAAATCGTTTCCTTCCTTAAATATACTATAAACGCTGTGCGGGTGATTGTGTATATATTCTACATCTTCGACGGCAATGGTTCTCGCTTCAAAGGAGTCGGTAGCGTTAACGCAGATTTCTTGTCTGTGACGCTGCTCGTCCAAATACCCAACAGTGTAATGGGACATTTGACATAGCTGCAAATTACGCTAAGTATTTATTCTTCCTTAGGGCATTGTGAGGAAATATGGTCATAGCTTCCACACTTTTTACAGCAGTCTTTTTTCTCTGCTACGAACTCCTTAAAGGACTTCATTTTCCTGATACCGCTTTGTATGCTTTCTTAGCAAATGATACTGTGTCCTTGACACCTTCCTTTGCTCCTTTAGCAAATTCCTTAGCACGTTTCTCAGGTACCTTACCCTTAGCACGTTGCTTCTTGTATGCTGCTTTAGCATCTCCTACTGCCTTGTTATGCTTCTCGACACCCTTCTTAACATAGGATGTTACCTTACTTAGAACACCTTCTTTCTTAGCAGGTTTCTTAGGTTGCTTAGCTTTCACTGTCTTAACAGTAGCAACAACCTTCTTCTGTGTGGCAGCCTTCTTCTTAGCAGGAGCCTTCTTGACAGCAGCTTTCTTAGGTGCGTCATCTTCATAATTTGTATTGTCTTCATCACCATACTTATTCTTGGCAGCAGTGGTCTTAGCATACTCACCTTTACCTGCTTCCTTTCTTGCTTTGTCACCAGCATCAACCTTCGCTTTTACTTTCTCATATGAAGGTGCATTTGCTGCTGCTTTCTTTGCTTGTCTTACTGCTTCCTCAAGATATTCTGTTGGAGGATTCACAACAAAGTCAGTAAATTCTTCTAGTCCAATCTCTTCTACGATGAGATCGATACCTTCTTCGTTTATACCTTCCTCAACAAAGAAATCAGTAGCTACTTCTATGCTTGATGTTACCCATTCCTCAGTCAATACTGCCTCAGGATTAGAATCTACCAAATACTGTTTAAAACTTTTCATTAAGCTGCTCCTTTGTTGTGGTCTGGGTGTCTGGGACAATTCTTTTCGTGTTTATCTATCCAAGCCTTAGCATTCCAATGATTCTTTGGAGACTTAAGACCACAGTATATACACTCGTATTGTCCATTTTCTAACAGTTTAGCCATTAGCCAATTCCTCTGCTTTCTGATTCCATTCGGCAAATGATGAACTGCAATCAGGGGGTTGTGGGTATTTATATCCCTTCATCTTCCTCCATTTATTATGGAGTGCTCCCATCATCCAAGACTGACTGAGACTCTTTGGTCCATTCTCAAGAAGATCTAGTTCATACCTGCTAGAAGTATACCCTTTGTACTCTTCTCTCCAATTAGAATCGTCCCACTCAGTTGTCATAATGAAAGCTCCTTTTTTTAGTGTTCTTAGGATGTTTAGCACTTCTGACTTTATTGTCAGTAGTTTCACCATCTCCTCTAGGATGTTGACCTGCTTTTGTCTTACCTATATTGTAAGATGCACCAGGTTTCTTGGACTGAGTATCGTGTAAGCGTGCAGGTTTGTTACCATCTTTTGTGATAACGGATTCCTGTCCGTGTTTTCTACCAAGTCTTCTGGTTAGTTTACCAAACTTACGTTTGGACATTCCTTTACCAGGAGTGGTATGGTACGATACTTCACTTCCTTGTTTGCCATCATCGTACTTGTACTTTCCAACACTCTTCTTGTAACCGATGCCCTTCTTCTTAAGATCTTTCTCAAGACCCTTTCGTTTCTTGCGGTTCTCGGTCTCACTGTCACCACGGTCAGCAGAAATGTGACCAGTGGTTTGAGTTTTGGACTTGGTAACGGCTCTGGCTAGTCCTCCTTCAGAGATGAACTTCCCAAATGATAGCATATCATACCCTTGTGTGTGAAGGTTCATATCCACCCCCTTGACATCATTCCCCTTCTGGGCTTGCTGTACCTTCAATCTTTGCTGTTGAATTTTCTTAATATTCAACATAAGCTGCCTACGATCTAGAAGTGCACCCTTCTTTTGAATGAGCTGTAATCTGTTACTGTTACTAGATGCTCCTCCACCACTTTGCTGTGTCCTAGCAGGAGGACGCTTCTCCTTCTGAGGTTTGATCGTTAAATTTTCTGTGGGTGATTTACCGTTAGCGTCTGGCATATCAGCCTCCCACTACTTGTACCTGTTCTACCACAACACCACCGCTTCCAGATCCTGCAGTTAATTTAACCACTCTGGAAATTACAGGTATGTTACCAGCAGTAGCATCAGCAGCAGATAATGAATAATCACCTGTTGCTCCAGATGAATCAATATCAGTTGTAATGGTAGTGGCAGTAATAGCAGTTACTTTCTTTCCGTCAGTAATAGCAGATTCATATGCAGCAACAAACCCATCGGTATCTCCACCGTCTAGGGTCTCTACATAATCTCCAACACTAAATGTGTGGCGACCACCATTCGAATATCCTTCAACGGTTATTACTGAACCGTTAGCATCAGTTGCACCAACAATCTTGGAATGCTTTGGTTTACCAGCAGCAATTAATAATGCTTCTCCAGCTGCAAGTGTGATAGCAGGACCCGCGTCAACTTGAATACTAGATGCTGCAGCGCAGTAACATCGGAGTACACCCGTTTTCACTTTGATATAACCAGAACCTGAAGCACTGATTGTTTGCGTATCTAATACATTTAATACTGACATCGATTTCCTACCTATACTAGATTATTTATCCTGTTGGGACTTTAGAAATTTAGCAAGTTCAGCTGTGCTCCCAACGAACATAGTATTATTTGTAACTGGACCCGTTACCTTTGCTGGACCCTCCTCAAGTTCTTGCATTTTCTTTTGGAGATCTATTAACTTATCCGTGGTGTCTGCCACGTTCTTGATTAAGTTACCAGCAACTTCATATGATCTAGGTGAATCGGTCTGTCCAGCAACTTCAAGAATACCATCGACAGCCTCTTGTCCTTTCTCTATAAGAGAATAGAGGTTACCTCTAGTGTATTCATAATCTTTTGCGACCTGTTCCTGCTTCTGTAAGATACTAGGATCTGGTCCGACATCAACGATATCAGTTTTTTCTTTAGGTACTATAGATGTTTCTACATCGAGAGCATCTTCTATACCTTTAAACTTATTCGTCAACTCCTGTGACTGGGTTTCTTGAGAGTCCATCCTGGAAATCACTGACTAATTCATTAAATCCGAAGTTATCATCTGGATCTGCGTCAACAGGATCAGGTGTAACAGTATACCTGACTTCTCTTGCAGCAGTTACCTTACTGTCAGTTGCAGTATCGACAATAGCCTTCTTAATAAGTCCTCCAGCAGATGTGACAGGACCGTATAAGTATGTCTTACAAGTGAAAGACATTGTATATATCAAGGTTCTTCTTGTTGTATAGTCACCCTCGTAATCATCTTCATAAGAACAAGAGTTTAATACAACTGGGAAGTCTTTAACATCACCAAGTTCAGGTACCAGTTTAATAGTTAAACTGAATACTGGTTGGAAATATGGTAAGATCTGCTCAATAATTTGCAGACCATCATCCTGATTCTTAGCAAGAATTGCTAATTCAAAATCTATATTATAAGGTACTGGCATAAATGCCTTCTTCACTGCAGCAGTACCTTGTGTCTCTGGCGGTGAATACCTTATAGTTTGTGTTGGTGAAACCTTTCTTGTACTATCATATGCGAAGTTTGTTATCTCAAATGATATTCTAGGTAAGGTAATCTGAGTAGCTTGCTTACCAGTAAGGTTTCCTGTTTGTTGAAGACGTGCTAAAAACTTTTGCTTTGGACCATATGCCAAAGGCACCTTCATATATTCATAGTCGGTACCACTCTTCTTCCTACGTATTTCAATATTATTGAATAGTGTACCGAAGGCGACAACAGTCTTCCTGAATATTTCGTTGTATGTGTATGTACCTAGCATAGTTAGTTAGCGTTACCGAATTCACCGAATGGATTACCCTCAGTAAAGTCGAGGATACCATCAGCTTGAGTTTCAAGTGTAAAGTTCTGATCAAAGTCAGAGCTAGTATTATTTAGGGTATTATATGAGGCTGTAGTCCAAGCAGCACCAGATGTCTGTCCAGTAATGGTTTCTGGTATTGAGAATATTCCAGTTCTATTAAACAATTGAAGTTGTCTATTAGTACTATCCCAAGCCTTAACTTCAGCAGTTACATTGGATGTACCACCAGCAACTACCTCACCAACAGTGAAGTCATTGGTACCACCCTCAGCAAAGTTGACTGTAATAGCAACAGAGAAGTCCTGCTCGATCTTATCTATAGCAGCAACACCAGTTGCAATGGTCTCATCACCGAACTCGAAGAGTTCACAACGTAATGTCCAAGTATGGATCTTACCTAACTGGAAGAATGGTTGCTCATAATCAACGTATTGTATTTGAAATAACTTATTTGCTAGAGGGAAGTAAACTAAATCTCCTTCATTTGGTCTACCCTCTACTATTAATGTAGCATTATCATCAACCGCAGCAGTGAATCTAGTACGTGATATAACAAAGTTAACTTGATCTGATATACGTACACCAAACTTACTGTACATATCTCCATCACCACCAAACCCATTTACACTCTCTACATATGCTTCTATTTCATATGCGGCATTAAACGCAGATAAACTATCCTCAGTAAATACCGTGTTCTGGTTTACTAAGGATCGTGGCATATAATATATGTTTTTACCGAACATTTTAATCTGTTCAATAACAAGTTCTCCAACGAGATCCTGTTCACCAGTAGTACCTTGTGTAAAATAAGTGTTAGTTGCCATTAGCCAATCATATCTAGTGGTGGAGTCTCATAAGTAAGTCTCAACTCTTCTTCTAACTTGGTAAGTTCCTCAATAGCATCAGAGTAAATCTTCTCGCCATTAAGGGTAACACCACCTGGTAGTTGAACATTCTGGAACTTGGTGAGGTTCATTCCCCATTGCTTCTTAATCATTGCAGTCGAATAATCTTTTAACCAAACTGCATTGTATATCTTAGTCCAATTAGTAGGATCTAATGCACGTACACAATCGATAATTACATAGTCACCTTCTATCACATCTGTGTCACCATCAAAATCCATATAAAGACGACCCTGAGTTGCCAGGTACCTGGTAGGTTTCATTCCTTCTAAGAGGAAGTTGATAGTTTCCAAATGAGTTTGGATCATAAAGTAATGATAGAACTGTGTAGATGTAAAATCATACAAGTCATTCAATCTTATCTGATACCTAATATCAAACATATTAGGTGTGCCCTTATCTTGGAAAGTAAATATACCATTCACACTTCTAATATAATCAGGCATCACTAGGAAATTATTCTGGGTTTTAAACTCAGTAGTACCATCACTACCAAGCTCAGTAGTATCAGCTGTGAAATTAGTGACATCCGTTGCTGTGAACTGATGTTTTAGGTATACTCTTTCAGCACCTTCGTAATGAAATTCTTGGAATTTTTCAATAGAATAATCTAGAGCATCATCTATCTGGTCATCGGAAACATTAATCTCCAATACTGGTTTACCCAGTCTCCGAAGACAATACTCCTTAAGAGTTGCTTTTGAATTTGGTTGTGCCATTTACTTATCGTGTGAGAGCAGCGAGTGCAGCCTTAATATGTGCAACGGTTGTTACACTAGCGTCATTACCAATAGCATTTAATTCAGTGTAAATTGCGTCAATGTCAGTATCATTGGTTCCTGCCTGTGTACCTTGTGCAGCAGTTGCGTATGCAGTAGATGCAGTGACAGCAGCAGATCCTAGACCAAGAGTGGTTCTAGCAGCAGCAGCGTCTGCGTCATCTACGAGAGTTGCACCATATGCACTAACAGAAGACGCAGCGACAAATGTTCCAGATGACTGAGTAGCAGCAGTACCAAGTCCAAGTGTTGTCCTTGCGGTTGCAGCATCAGCATCATCGATCAAAGTACCACCAAATGTGCTTACAGCAGAGGCAGCAAGAGCATTATCAGCAGTGGTACCCTGTGCAGCAGTAGCGAAATCACCAGTTGCAGATGTAGCAGCAGTTCCAAGTCCAAGGGTTGTCCTCGCAG